GAACTATGACAGAAAATTTAATAATTACATACTATGAGTTTGAATCTTTTAAAGATCTTGAGACAGTTTTTATGTTAAATTTCTTAGACTTTAAAATGGCTAAAATGAAAACTAAAGTTATAGGGACTAAAATATTAATATGGCTAAAATCACAGATATAAGTTATAAAGTAAAATTCGGATATATAAATAAAGATATTCCTTTAAAGATTGTCAGACGTTTAAAAGGAGATGACATTTACCAGGTGGAGTATTGCAACCCAGATCATGGATGGAAAGTTCAACCCGATTTAATAGATATGTGGATCGGCGGATTTGACGGGAATTATGGATCTGCTCCAGAGGGACAAGACGTAAGCCAGGAATTTATAGATAAATGGCTTTTAAAGTGGTCTAAAAATTGGGATACTTAGGGAAAGAAAGGTATATTTTCCTGGCCTTTAGGTAAGCCATGAAGATTCTCAAATTCTATCCATTTATCTGTAAGCATTTGTTCTAATTGATTTTTTCTAGCTGCTGGTGTAGTAACCTCTCGAAATTCTTCATACCATTTATGACTCCACTCATCTTTAAAGAATTGCTGTCTTTCAGTGTTAAACTGAAATTCTATTTTACGGCCATCTATAGGATTTCTCATGTTAACGTTCATACCCTTATATAAATCTCCTTCCCAGTAGTTTTTAACTTTTAAAACCTCGTATCCTTCATCCTGGAAACCTTTAATTATTCTTGTATATTGGTTATAATAATCATCTGAATCTAATAAATATGTATACCTATTAAGATCGCCGAGATCCTCTTTTAGCATTTTATTGTAGCCGACTCTATCCTCGATGGAATCTTTAATTATTTTCCTGGAGGCAGATTTAGGAGTTTTAACTCTATACTTTAAACCATGCAAGCCGACTCCATTCTCATCCGCCAGCCTTCGAGTCAATGCTGTAATTTCATCGTCAGCTAGTTTAGCCATATTTATAAATTTCATAGCCAGTCTATCAGCCTCGACCTTTGTAATTTTTTTAAATTTAGGTCTCCCACGTTTTGAATAGGATTTCTCTTTAACTGGGACTCCCTCTACTCTTTTCGGTAGTTTTCCAGTGGGATCCAAAATGCAATAACAGAAAGCTCTACATACGGACCACCCAGATCCTGGGACTCCTTCGCTCTCCCACTCGGCCCAGGTTAAAGCGACTCCCTGTCTACCATCGCAATCCATGCAAACTTTATGACCTCCAACAGTTACCCAGGCAAATAACCCTTTATCCAGGTCGTAGTTTTGATACTGTCCGAGCCTTGCGGATTGATTAACTCCGTCAGTAATTCCAGCTTTTACATTATTCTGGAGCTCCCCAAAAATACGGCCCCCTGTTTTCATGTCTGTATTTAAAACCTCTTTAATTGCGGACTGGCTCATCCCGTTGGCCGTCATCGTGCCGACTTGTTTTTGAATATTATTGCTGAATATAGTTGAATCGTAAACCATACGATCCAAACTATTAAGTAAAACTTTTTCCGCCTCTGGAGTTAAGCCATCAAGAGCCCCCAAAACAGTATCGAAATCGTCTCCAAATAAAGCTAAATAATCAATAGCCATTATTTTTTAAAGGCTCTTCTAATTCTTAAAGATCTTTTTAATACCATTTTTTTATGAGCTGCGGATCCTGGGGCCATTCTTTTACTTACTCCGAACCACTTACGAGCTGGGACTTTTGTACCAGGGAAGGCGGAGCTATCACTATTAGTAAACCCAGTATGTTGATAAGCTCCGTATTTTTTTTTAGTTCTTTTTGACTTTCCAGCTATCTCAATTTCTACAGAAATTTTCCCAGGTTTTGCTAGAAATAGTTTAGTTTTTTTCATATTCCCGCTAATTTTTAAAGGCTGGGATCCCTGGCTTTTTCTTGCTCTTATTGGCTTGGTTGTCTTAGAGCTTATTCTTTTAAATTTTTTATCTTGCAAATCTTTTCCGTTATCTATTCCGTCCTGGATGTCTTTGTTAACAGTTCGGCCCCATTCATTTAAGCTCTCTATAAAAATAGGATCCAGCTTTCTGGCTAGCTTTTGAAAGCTAAAAGTTTTAATAACTGCACTTTTAGCCATTATAATTTAATTAGTTTTTTTGCGAAATCATCGCCCAGGTTGTAAGCCTCTATATATTTCGGGAGGTATTTTGCAAAGCTAGCCTCTATAAAATCAAGAGCATATTTTTCGGGATTGGCTAGTATTTCGTCTATGTCGTCCTCTTGAATTTTAGGCTTAATACTGTCGTTAATTTGTCGCTGCTTGATTACGAAGTCTACTAAATATTGTTCCGCTTTCTTCTGGTCCTTTTTCTGTTTGGCCATTTTGCTCCTTATTTTTTCTTATTATCTCAGCAGCCTCTTTATCCGACAGCTCGTTGTTTTCTTTCTGGAGTATTTTCTCCCTGGTGGTTAAATTGTTTTCAAGTTTCCAGGTGTTCATTTCTATTTCATCCTTTACAGCTATAGGTAAATCTGGCTCGTTAAAATCTACCTCAAACTCATAATCTATATTGTATCCGTTATAGTTAGAGATAACTTTTTCTATAGAGTGCATCCTGTGCTCGTAAAATCTCCAAAGCTCCTTCGTGTCTAATCGGGTTTCGTTCCTTTCTAATTCTTTAATTTTTAAAGCTATTCCAGAGCTTGGTCTGTCCTGGTGGGTCTCCATTACACTAATAGTTAAATGATGGTTCTGGGCTACTATCTCCATCAAGGTCCTGGCGAATCTAAGAGCATCGTTTATATTCCCCGAAGGATTTAATATACTCATGTCAGCCTCCTCTGGAATAGTAATAACCTCATCAGATCCGAATCTCTCTACTTTAGAGTCCTGGTAAACTCCAGAGACAACGTACTGACCAAAGAGATTATAACGAAGGCCTAAGCTGATCTCTGTAAATAGGATGTTTAGAGCCTCGTTAGAGCTCATTATATCATAAGCTGGATAACAGAAAAAACTATCAAGCTGGTGGTCTTTATGTAAAAAAACAAAGGGAAAGATCCCGTAAGGGTTTGGCTCTTCACTTATTACCTTTTTTTCAGAGTCTAAAGTCTGTATTTTTTCAGCATCATAATATTTATATAAATTTTTTCCAGGCTGGTATCTATCCTCTACTGGATTTTGTATGGGATACTCTATGCCGATAGCATTTAAAGGATTGTTCGGGTCCAGGTGGACATCATAATAATAAATAGGGACATAGTCAATAGACTGCATCTGAACATCCCAGCAAATATGCACAGCCACAGTCCCCAGCAAGTTGGTCATTTTTTCAATATGTTTTAATCTTAAATCTTTAGGTTTTGTGATATTAGCATACAGATCATTAACAGACTTAGAGGCTCCCAAATTTCTGGAGGCTCCCAGGGTGTAAAGTTGACTAATTCTGTCGATTAATCTTTTAGTCATATTAGTCGTAATTATAGGGGTCTCAGTGTATGCTGAACTTTTAAAAAATTCTTTTGTATATTGTTCGGTATTGTCTCCCCCGTAATAATCTAGCAGCTTTTCGATGGCTCTAAATCGCTGAGTATTAAAATAATCTTTATTCAGTTTTAACGTTTCGTTAAGATAATGAGAGGCCTGGTTTTGTATCATATTTTTTCCTTAGTTGAAAGTTTTTAATAGGGAACAGATTAACGATTAAATATCTAAGGGCATCGCAGCCGTGATCGTGTACTCCGTCTTTTAATGGTAAATCTTTTAAGTCTCTGTTTTCTCTGTCATCTGGGTATCTGTAAGACTCAATGTCCGCAATAATCCCAGAACATTTCTTATCTATATGTAGCCGTCTGTCGTCATTCACATTACAAATAAAATTTCTAACATGGGAGATCCCCGATATAATGGATCTACTCGCTTTATCTCGTATGGAGTGAATCCTGTGGCCAGTGTGCTGTCTGAACAGGTCCGCCTCTCCTACTCCTACAGAGGACTGGACCTGGTAGCCAGCGGGATCTCCATAACATGCTCTAAAATTATATCTCATATTTTTTATTTTTTCGCATAAATCGTATATTTTAATATTTCGCTCATGGACTATCTCATCTATTATATAAATATGTCTTTGCCCGTCTTTTGGCCTTATTTGGGCCACAATAACAGCGGGCATCCTATAACCGAAATCAATGGATAAAAAAGTAGGGAAAGAAGGAATATAGTTATAATTTCCAACGTTTAATGTACGGCTAAAATCATTATAAATCCTACCAGATAATGCAGAAAATTCCGCTCCATACTCCTGTAAGTATGTATCTCTCGACAGGGACTCCCTGGCCTCTATTAAGTCGGGATCTTGCTCTCCTTTAGGGAAAGCATAAAGATTGTCCCAGGAGGGAGAATTAAAGCTAAACCAGTTATTATTTTTTTTAGACTGACCTAATAAATACAGCTCATGAAAAACTCCGAATCCGTCTGGAGTGGAAACCATTATAGCCCGTCCTTTTTTGTCTGATAAAGTGGGTCTTATGTACTGCTCCCATATCCTTCTAAGATTGGGAATTTTAGCCGTTTCGTCTAGGATAGCCAGGTCTACACCTTCTCCGATTAGTCCACTGGGGTGCTCCGCAGATTTTCCGTATATTCCAGACTTTCCGCCGCTCCAATCAAATTCCAGGATTTGCTCTTTTGCTGAATACCTCGAGGGCCTATATCCTTTTTTAACTACAAGAGTATCGTAAACAATTCTAAATATTTTTTCTGAGGTGTTATAATTAGGAGCTACAATCCAGACTATTTTATTAGGTTGAGTCCCTACAATCTCCGCCTCTCTAGCCGCAGCATAAGACTTTCCGAACCTTCTCCCGCAACAGGCGACCATAAATCTAACTCCTTCGGGGTTGTCGTTATAATCATATTGGCCGCCTGGAGGAAAGTGGAATAATTTTTGGCCCTTATGTGGGCTATAATCCGTAAAATCGAACCATTGTTTTTTATAATTGTTTATTGAATCCATAAAAATAATTGTTATTTTATAAATATAATTTATAAATTATCTACAATAAAATCTAATTAATTTAAAGGAAACAAATTATGACAGATGTAAACCAGGCCCAGGAGGGCCAAGAGATCCAAGTCTCAGCAGAGACGACAGTAAACTCAGTAGAGTCTGCTGACCTAGAAACTCAGCTCAATAACGAGAAAGCCTATGCTCAGAAACAGAGAAAGGCCAAGCAAAAACTACAGGCCGAGATAGATGGACTAAAGGCCGAGAAAGAGTCAGCCAGAGTTAAAAAAATGGAGGAAGATGGAAAGCTAAAGGAGCTTTTAGCTGAGAGAGATGCTAAAATAGCAAAACTTCAGCCCATCGTAGACCAGCATAATTCTGATATGGCTAAAGAAAAAGATACTATATTAAGTAGTTTTAGCGAGGAAGAGCGGGAGGAATTAAAGGACGAGAGTTTAGCCTCTCTCCGCATGATAAATAAATTTAAAACTCAACAGAACGGAGTAAATAATCCGCAATCTATCCCAAACGTCCAGAGAGATAATTTAAAACTATCTAAAAAGATAATTGATAAAATGACTCCAGAGGAGAGGAAGGAAAGGCATAGCGAGATTTTAGCTTTCTATAAGAACTCCGTTAAATAATCCGACCAAAGGCTAAATTTTAGCAGCTGCGGAAGGGTAAAATTTAGGAGAAATAAAAATGGCTTTTGATAATGCTCACTTGATGACTGGTGGAGGAGTGGCCGCAGCTGATGGGACACATTCTTTCGATGTATTTGTTCCAGAGGTATGGGCTCCCGCAGTCGAACTCGCTTTTAAAAATAAATTGGTATTTGCTGGACTAGCAAAAGACCTCTCCCCCTTTGTTGCGGATGGTGGAGATAAGATCCATATTCCAACTTTCGACACGATCGCAACGGGCGACAAAACTCCAGAAACAGCTATAAGTTATACCGCTGATGGTGCAGCCCAGGCAGAGGAAACCCTTTCAATAAATCAACATACTTACACTGCTACATTGATCGAAGATCTTTTAAAGGTTCAGTCTAGCTATGATTTAATGGGTATTTATACCAGTGAGATGGGTTATGCTCTAGCTAACAAAATAGATGATTATATCGAGTCTTTACTGCTAGCATCATGTCAGTCATCTTCTGGTAAAATCAACAGCATCGTAACAGGTGCGGACCTAAAAAGTGCAAGTAATGCAGATTTTGAATTAATATTATCTAATGTATTAGCTCAAGATCCAGAGGTCGGAAACTGGACCTTAGTAGTTAGCCCAGCAGCTTTCTCAACTCTAGCGGCTCTCGTTCAGCTTTCTTATGGGACAGCGAGTGCTCCTCTAGGTGCTGGATTTGGGACCACTGGCCAGGTTGCGACTGTGTTTGGTATGCCTGTAGTAATGTCTCCAAATGTAACTACAGCCACCACTGACATGGACAACGATACAGGGACTGACAACTTTACTCCTATCGGATACTGTGTCCATAAATCCGCTATTAGTATAGCCTTCAGTCAAGGGGTTAGGATGCAAGCAGATTACGACATCGACTACCTGGGAACTAAGATGGTGGCCGATATGGTTTACGGCTGTAACATCATGAACTCAAGCACAACAGGACAAAGAAGAGTCTTTATACTGGGTGCTGAATAAGCACTTATAACCTTATATGGAGGGGCGAAAGCCCCTCTATATAAATCCTAGAGGAGATAACTAATGATCTTTACACCAATCACAACACAAGCAGCACTAGGAACGAATGATGCTGGATCTTCTAATATAAGCTCATCTAAAATAGTCAGATTGTTTAACTCGGCTGCTGCTGGTACTGAGCACCTGGTCACACTTAACAAATCAGACGGCACAGATATAGGGACTTTCTCGCTAGAGGGGCATGAGTCGGTAATAATATATAAAGAGGAATCAGATAAGCTATTCGCTGCTGATGCTGCGGTCCTAGCTTGTGGAGTTCGAATCGTAGGCATGCACAACTAAAAAATTAATTACTAGAGGAAACCATGATTACTATTAAAAATGCTTTATCTGGAGAAACTAAAGAGGTTACAGAGTTAGAATTTCACATGATGATGGACTCCGACTCCTGGAGTTTAGTAACAAAGGCTGCAAGCAATAAAAAAACAAAGTACAAGCCAAAGCCTAAAGCCAAGCCAAAGCCTAAAGCCAAGCCAAAGAAAAAACCTAAAAAGAAATAATGGATAAACTTATAGAGCATATTAAGTCGGAAGAGGGTTATCGCTCCCGTGTCTATAAATGCACTGAAAATTATGACACTATTGGCTACGGCTTTGCTATAAAAGACCTTGAACTTTCAGAGAGAGTCTGCGATTTAATATTAAAAGAAAAATTAGTCGATCTTTATGACGGAGTTAATAGGAAATTCCCTTTCTTTGAGAGACTCCCTATAGAGGCCCAGGATATAGTCCTCGGAATGGCCTATCAAATGGGAGTTACTGGAGTCTCCAAATTTAGAAAAATGTTAGCAGCTTTAAAAATGAACGACTTTAAAACAGCTGCGGAGGAGATGCTAGATAGCCGATGGAGCAAGCAAACACCCAACCGAGCTAATAGGATGGCCGAAAAAATGCGGAGTATAGATGGTTAAATTTGATAAACATATTTCTATAGGAAACGTTCTAACTATTGTGGCTTTTGCTGGGTCTATGGTGTGGACCGCCTCCCAGGTATTTGCACGATTTGAGGCTATAGAGAAGACGGCCGATTTCGCTTATGACAACAGCCTTGAAAACGAAGAGGATGTTCAATCTATCCAGGTAAGACTTGCAGCCATAGAAACTAAAATAGACGAAGGTTTTAAGGGCCTAGAAAGGCTAATAAAAAAGAAAAAATAATTTAATGGAGTTTAATGGACTTACAGCAGTTAATTTCAGAGTTAGGAGTCCCCGTGGCCATGTCGGTGGCCATGCTTTGGGGCTGCTTTTATTTGATCCGCTATATTACAGGGAATTTAACAGAGCTACTAATAAATCGATTTGAAGAGCTCCGTAATATTATAGTAACTTTAATTTCACAGCAAAAAGAACTCCAGATAAAAAATGCAGAGTGGGCCTCTGACACTAAAGCCCTAGTTAAATTTATAGTAGATCTACAAGCTGCTAAAGACGAAAGAGAAGAGAAAAGAATTTTAAAAAAATATAAAAAAGATAACGGAGGTTAACTTGGAATTTTTAAACAATGCGATCGGGATGGTTACAGGAAATGCTACAGTTATAGCTGGAGGCGGAACCGCAGCCATTATTTTATGGGTATTAAAAAAAGTACCTAATGAGCAAATTAAAAACATAGTCGGAACCTTTGCGGAGGGTATAGGAACGACAGTAACTTTAGGCTTATCTAAATGGAAATGGACTGCTCTATATTGGAATAAAACTATAGAGCCGTGGCTAATTGACCTCCTGGATAATACTTTAGGAGCTTTCACAGAAGGACTAATCAAAGGCCTTCGTAGCGATAATAAGGATAAAAAATAATGGGCATTTTAGGAGCCGTAAAGGTATTAACCCAGGCCAAGCCTATCCTGGATTATGTATTTAAGGATAATAATTTGGATAAAGCAACCGAGCAAATATTACGAGAAATTAAAGTATTAAAAAAAGAGGTTACAAGGCTAAACAATATAGCGGAGGAGCAGAGAAAAACTATTTTAGATTTAATTACTATCACTCATCCACTGACTATAGAGAAAGATGCAAAAAATAAAATGATAAAAAATTTCTCAAGAGGAGATAAAAAATAATGTCCATGACTGGTAATGCTTTAAAGGATCTTTATGGATCTATTTTATGGGTAAACAATGGGACCACAGGATTAACAACCAGTTTACAAGCTGTTAAGGATGGGGCTGGTAATGTTAGCTGTATATATTTAAGCGATGACCAGGTCCGAATTATTCCAGAAAATGATAATACCACAGCCTTGTTGGATGTCCAAAATCAAGCGGGAGACACACTTTTTTTAGTAGACTCAAGTAATACCGCAGTAAAAGCACATGGCGAGCATTTAAACACCAATTTCGTAACCTGGGCCCTACATGATGTAAGCCCTACAGCTGGAACTCACTATCCTATCCCAGTAGGGGGTCGAGGTTTGGATAGTTCGAGTTCAGCCTGGGGGATGCCTACAGGGTTCGGCACGGGAACGGATCCAGCGACCAGCTTGACTATCTCCACGACAAGTCATGATTATCTAGCTTGTTACTGGAAGGTTCCTAATAATATAGAAATTGAAACCATAGAGGTTATGTCTTCAGCTAATGCAGCAAGTACCCATACCTATCATGTATATTCTTACACTTTGACGACAGGCAGCGGGTCAACAGCTGGCGACCTGGCGAGCGGCACTTTAATTGCTACTCTGGAGGACTTGACTGTAGGGGTAGATAGAATATCGACAGGAACGTTAACAGTGTCCTCCTCTTCTGTAACTGCTGGGAAAATTTTAATTGCTTTTATAGAGACATCAGATACAGATGATGCAAGCCTGTCTATGACGATGAGGTACCACTTAGTCTAATGGCTGACATAAAACTAGAAAACAGATTAGATAAAAATTTGAGAAATCTCAAAGTAGGCGAAGAGCCTAGCCCTATATCTATAGCTAAAAATAAAATAAAAATATCTGGACTTGTGGTGGATACTACAGAGCTGGAAGATATTAAAACGAACTCCCTAATATCAGAAAATAATTTAGCCCTGTCTACGTTAAACAATGGAGATATTTTATTACATGCGGACGGAGGGCTTACTTTAACTGCGACCGATCATGTAGAGTTTGATCTATCTAAAAATTTAACTTTCGATGTTGGGACAGGTAGAGAGATATATATCAAGGAGAACGGCGGAACGTATACTCCAAGTGCAGATAATCATGTAGCGACTAAAAAATATGTAGATGATAATGCGGGTGGAGGGACAGTCTCTTATTATTTAAAGTGGGGCGGTCAGTCTGGGAGAAATTTAGTCTCTGCTGGCTATCATCTAGCTATCCCTCTTCAGTACGATGGGACTTTGCAAAATTTCGGAAACAGTACAGATCCAGACACATCTAAAACTTTAAGCACTACAGGAGATCATTTTAATAATATACTGGTAGACTTTCATGATGCTATAACTATAACGGGGGCTTATGTAACTTTCGGAGAGGGTGGGTCAACCAATACGACCCATAACTTTCATTTAATGCGGTACGATGTAGATGCTGACGGGGACCTGTCTAATGGTGTGGTCGCAGCAACAGCAACCAACTCAAACAGTGACGATTACACCCATAGAAGGAGAGCCACGATGTCTTTAAGTGGGACATCTTCAAACTTAGACGTAAGCACCTCCCAGGCTTTAGTCGGATTTGTTGAGCTGGTAGATGGGACTAATACTTACTCCTCATACAGATATAATATAAAATATACATTACAATAATGGATAGAATAGACGAAAATAATATACCAGAAGATAAAGAATTAATTGATTTAATTTTAGAGAAGA